CATAAGCATACGAAGCTGCTGGCCTTCACCTTCATTCTGACCTTCTGGCTGCCCATTGTTTTCGCCCCCCTGATCTGCTGGCATCTGGCGGACCCCCGAAATCGCTGGGAATACCTGCTGGGATATCGCCGGATTGCCCGTTTCGTGGCCGATAAATGCCGCCAGAGCGCGCGACGCGTTGGCCAGGGCCTGCGTTGATTGAGCCGTAGGCGCTACAGCTTGCCGCTGATATGCCTTTGTATAAGCCGCCAGAGCTCGAGCGCTCGTAGGCTTAGCCATGATCGAGGAAAGCACCCTCGCCCCGACCACAGAACCCACGACCGTCGTAGGATCGAGCAGAGCGCCTGAGAGGTAGCTTGCGCCGACAACCGTCTGACCGGTCCCCGACGGGTTGGCGTACTGGTTGAGGGTCTTGAACTGCCGCGAGACCGTGGCGATATCGTCGAGAGCCGATGACAGTTCCTTTTTGCCGCCGAAGAGCTGAGATTTTCCCTCAGGAGAGAGCTTGCCCCAGCCGGTGACAAACCGATCGGGAGAGAAGTTGCCGTCAGGATCTCGCCCGAGCTTGGCGATCACGCCAGAGGCAAGATCATTCCATGTCTCATCGCTGACAGCGCCGCGGACACGAGCCAGAGCCACACGATCACCGCGTGCGTTGGAGTTTGCCATAGAGGTGATACGATCGAAGATGCGCTCGTCCGATGCGTCATTGCCGAGAACCTTCTGCAGGCCTTCCCGCTCGCGCGCTGTCTTGGCTGCAAGCTGGTTGGCTGACTCGAATGCTGCGGAGGCCTTCTCACCACCGGAGCGAGCCACCGCATTCTTCAGATCGGCAGTCAGCCCCTTGTAGACGTTTTCAAGCTCGGTTTGCGAAAAACCGGAGGCCGTCAGGCTCTTGGGGTCGTCAAGCAGTTCGCGAACGTTGGTCCGGAGATCCTTGATGCCCTGATAGTTCAGGCCGTCCTTCTGATCGAGCGCACGGCGAACGAGGTTGACCGCTCCACTCTCGGGGAGGCTGGCATTCGCTCGACGGCTAGAGATGTCGGTGGCGATCTTGGCCGTGTTGGTGAGCGGCGTTGTGACGTTTTGCGTGATGAGCGCGTCTACGCCGTCGTAGGCTTCCTTCACACGACCAGGCAGCGTCTTTTTGGCGAAGTCGGTAATGCCCTGACGGGCAGCAGCGCCAGCGTTAGCGAAGTTGCCAGAGCCAAAGCCTTCCTGCACTCGAGTCGCCGCATTGCCGATCTGGTCGATTGCCTGCTTGGAAGCGGTGCGAAGAGGCGTGCCACCAAGTGGGACGTTCGACAGAACCTTGCCGGTCTGCTGTACCGCCGCGGAATCGCTCGCAACGGCCCGAGGAAGATCGACACCGAGGCGATTGGCTGCCGCTGCCGCTTCCATGCCCTGGCTGACCTGCGGTCCCGCCCGCTCGGCTGCAATCGCCGTTATGGCCTTACCTGTACCTGCTGCGGGCGTTGGCGTGCCTCCGAAAACCCCTGCGAACTCCGCAGCGCGCCCGATACCTTCCTCGCTCGTCGGGTCGACCTTGCCGGCCATGACATCACCCGGGAGAGTGACAGCCCGCTTGACGGCTCCGAGGATGCCCGCATCACTGTCAAAGCTCACGTTGCCCTGTGCATCTCGGCTGATGGGCAGGATCTTGCCTTGATAGGACTGATCGGGCTGTGGAGCCGGAGCGCCCACAGGGGCAGCATCCGGAGCCGAGATAGCCGAGGGAGTCTGAGCTGGCGCGGCAGGAGCCGGTGAAGGCGCTGCGGGCGCTGGCTGGGCCTGAGAGCCAAGAGACTTCGCAATCTCGTCAACGGTGGCGTTCTGCTGCTCTTCCGACAAGCTCTTAAAGCTGTCGTCGACCTTCACGCGCCGACCGTTGATGTTGAGAGTGGTCATTCCTCAATGCTCCATTGGACGCCCGTGGACGTCTTGCGCTGGCCGTTCTGCTGCGGTGCTGGCTGCTGATCAGGTGGCAACGCGAAGTTGGCACCCTGTCCGGACGAGACCTTGAGGCCCTGAATGGTGACGTCGCGGTTGCGACGCTTCTGAGCGATGACCTCTTTCCCGTCACCAGGCTGAGGGAAATACTGCTGATCGGCGTTGGCGAACTCTTCGGGAGAGATCACGGCACCCGATTCACGACGAAGCACAGCGTTGATGAAGTTGCGCTTGGCCTGGTCGTACTTCTGTGCGTCTTCACTGCGGAGGAAGTTGCCAACCTTTGGAATCTGTCCAGCAGTGTTGTTCCAAAGGCTTGTGCCTTGGCCCTCAAGGTCATTGAGAACCTTCTGGGATTCCAAGCCACGCCCGTAGAAACCAGTGCTCCGGCCTTCCGAGTCGGTCAGCTTCGGCAAGTTGCCGACAGAGCCTTCGGTCAGCGTGACCGTTCCATCGGGGTTCGTCGTCAGCGACATGCCAGAGCGAGCCTTCACGCCGCCTACACGGTCGAACTGGCCCGTTTCTTCGTTCCATTGCGCCTTGTAGGGCTGGCCGGTTTGCTCGTCGAAGAGCTCGACAATGTTCGGCGCCTTCTTGCGGTTGCCGCCTGCGTCGATGACTTCCCGGTTGTTCGGGTCGAAAAGGCGACCGTCTCCGAGGTTGATCAGAGACTTCTCTTCCTTCGGCTTGGCAAATGTCCCCAATCGCTCTACGGCGCCTGTCTGCTGATTTGCGCGAGCAAGCGTGCCGTCGGTGAGGTTCACGAACTGCCATGGCTCAGAAGGGTCCTGGCCCTGCGCATTCGCTGCCCAAAGCTTCAATCCTGCCTGCCGAAGGTTCGGATCGCGAAGCATGAACTGGATCGTGTCTGGATTGACCCCGCCACGCTGAACCGGCGTGACACCGGGAGCGATGATGTTGCTCTGCGCCGGGGCAGCCTGGGCAATTGCCTGCTGCGCTGGAGCCTCGGCAGGAGCGCCGTTGTAGCCAGAAGCAAGCGTCCCATCAGCCATAGCGTTTGCCGCGTCAGTGGCCGTCTGTGGGGCGGCAGATGCATAGTCATTGCCCAGCAGAGCAAGTGCACGCTGACGATGACCGCCCATCTGCTGCTCTACCTTATCCCGAACGGTACCAGGGGCGCCGCCGTTGTTGGCATCGCTGGCGTCATAGCGACCCACACCGCCGGCATTGATTGCGCTGTAGATATCGAGGAGGTTTGCACCCGGCTTGACTCCCGTATCGCGGAGATAGGAAGCAACGGCCCCATTCTCCCCAAGCTGCGAGCCGATCGGGTCTTCCCAATTGACGCCGTATTTCTGCGCCTGCGGTTCACCGAACTGAATTAGGCCGCGATGAGTGCCCCACTGCGTCTTTGGCCCGCTCTTCGTTGGGTCGAATGTGCCGCCGGTCTCGTAGGAGATAGCCGTCGCGAGGTCGACTGGATCAACACCGAGAGAGCTAGCCGTTTTGATGATGCCGTCCCTGATGGATGGGTTCACGTCAGAGATAGCCATGGAGCGGCCACCCGGCGCGCGAGGCTGGGCTTGCGCTCCACCAGTCAGCCGCGACAGAAAACCGCCCTGCTGAGGCGCTACAGCCCCGCCACCTTGCTGGATACGATCAGCGAGACCGTTGAATGCCTTGCGGGCGCCGAGTTCCTGCCCGATGCCACCAAGCGATTCCGCGATGCCGTCAAGCCAAGAATGATCTGGCTGCGGGATGCTGACGCTTGGAGCTAGAAGGCTTGCGATAGCCATTAGAACAGACCTCCAGAGAGTGCCTTTGCGCCGAGGCTAAGACCACCCTTGAGCAGGCCACCAAGGAACCCGCCCTTGGCCTTCTCCTGGGCTTCCTTCGCACTCGCGATCTGGTTGTTGACGCCTTCGAGACCCTGAACGACGCCGCTCTCGAGCCCGAGGCGATCGTCAGCCGTGCCTTGATAGAGATCGGCCTTTGCGCCATAGCCTTGGGCTACACCACCAGCGGCGGAGAGTCCTTGTCCAGAGACGCCGTTGAGCCGATCTAGCCATGAGCCGTACTCCTGATCTGCAAGCCCCTGTCCGTACTCGGTGAGAGCGGTCAGTGTGTTGCCGCTGTTCAGCATGCCGGCAGCCGATGCGCCGCGGAGAGCCGCCTGTGTGCCCTGATCAAGCGCAAAACTATAGCCTGGGCCGGTGTGAAATGCGTCAGTAGCGCGAGCATTGCCTTCGGCGCCATTAAGGCCAATGGCATCGCCGTAGAGGCTGTTTGCGGCAGTCCCGGACGTGACCCAAGGCTGATAAGCCCCGATCGCACTATCCAGAGCACCCGCCGACTTGTCTTCACCGGTATTGATGATGTCGTTGCCGGTGGTTTGGAACCCCTTGATCAGATCCGCATTCTTGTTGGCGGCGTTCATCGTCGCCTTGCCGGTGCTGCTGCCTGTCAGCGCGCTAAGGAAACCCATTTATAACCCTCCGGCCGTTAGCCGCTTTTCGACCTCACGAATGTGCTGATCGAGGCGCTGAAGATAGAGATACCAATCCCGGTTCATGGTGCCGTTTGCCTCCAGCACCCGTTGGCCAGGGGGAGGAAGCGGAGAGAGCGGAGCAAGCGTGCTGGCCATCAGTTCACCCTCGCCGCTGCGTCCATCGTGCCGGCCAATATTGAGGCGTAGACGGGATCTGATATCTCGATCCGGACCACCCGCCCGTATCGGCTACTCATCCCTGCCCTATTGATCGTGACCGGCGTCTTGTGCCTTGCCAGAGGGCCGAGAGCACGCTTCAGAGGCGTTCCGAAGCGATTTCCACCGTCGTCCGACCAAGATACCATGCAGACTGGATCGCTCTGGATGGGCTGTTGTCCTTGCGGGATTCCCTGACCAACGATGACGTCGAAATCCATGCGGTTGACGGAAATGCGGTTCGGGAAGTTGACGACTGGCAGGGATTCCGCCCTCATCACCAGAGGATGGCTACCCTCTGTCTGCTGGTTCGGGTCGAGCATCCACACAGAGTCCGTCTCACGGTCTCCGACCACCCAGCCGTCGAAGGCCTGCGTCGAGCAGACGCCGCGCCAGTGGTCCTGCAGGTAGCTCGCCCGCTCATGCCAGAAGCCGGTTGCTAGTTCATAGGTCCACGAGAAGTCCGGACCAGAGACCGTTGCCCACTGATGGCCCTCTGTCACCGCTACGGTGACATCGAGCTTTGTCTTGTCCGTCGTCGCAGCAATCAGGCGATCGAGATCCGGCGTTGAGATCTTCGTGGGCTGATAGCCGCCATCGAGGCGATAGACCGCGTTGTCGTCACCGACGAAGACCAGCGCCGAGAAGCCGTATTCATTACCAGCAATAGCGAAGGTGCCAGCGATACCGCGCGAGATGACGGCAGAACGGGAGAATGGTGAACCGGTGGCATTCCCGGCATTCTGCCAGAACTCGATTGCGTTAGGGCCACAGAGCAACAGCATTTCGCCAAAGGCCACGGCGCGATAGATGCCGCCCGTATGGCTTTCAGCCTTGCCGAAGTCGAGAGCCGCAACCGTCTTGTCGTTGATGGCCGAGAAGAACACCCGACCATCACGGATTGCCCAGACGAAGTAGCCGTCGATGAAATCGATCGTCACCGCTTGCGGCAGATCACCGTCGCCAAGGCTTGCCGGCGCCAGAGTGCTACTGATGACGTAGGTGTCGTTCTCGGTCGTGCAGAGGATATCCGGGATCGGCGCCTTGTTGTTGCGGGCAAAGGTGACGCGTCCATTCCCGGGCAGAGAGCCGAGATTGGTAACGCTGTAGACCGAGCCGGACTTGGTGATCTTCACCAGCCGTCCCGATTGAGCGACGTAGAGCGTGCCGTTGTGGTAGTGGAAGCCGCGGCAGCCATTGAACCCGGTAGACGCAAGCGAGGTCAGGCCGGGAACCCTACGCCGTGCATACGGAGCGCGTGCGCCATCGTCGAGCTTCTCGGCGTAACAATTGATCAGACGGCCCGAGCCCTCGCCGGGACGCGCACCAGGCGCCGTCGATGTCGGGAATACGATGTCTGCCATGTCAGAAGTAATCCACCGCCAGAGGAGAGCCAGAGACGAACGTCGACGGCTTCATGGCCCTGAGGCGCCTGATAGCTGCATCCCGGCTGTCTTCGCTGCGTGCGGAGCCGTAGGAGGGATTTGCCGTGTAAGCGATCACCGTTGCCAGCGGGTCGATGTATTTCTCTTCGAATGTCTGGTAATCGTCAGGCGAATAGGCGCCAAGCTCGCTCATCTCGTCGAGCACGCCATCCATCATTTGATCGATGTCAGTGACGTTTTCGGCCTCAGGCGTCTGACCAATGCCGCCGTCAGCCTGCAGGAGTTTGAGCGTGGCCGTGATCAGGTCAATTCGTGTCTTCATCACGGCCACTCCCGTTCTTAGTCAGCCACATATTCCGCCTTGTCCTGCGCGGACAGGGCGTTGAATGCGTCGGCATCTGCCTTGTTCAGGCCTTCCTTAAGCGTCATGTCACCGTCGACGATGCGAAAGCGACCGCCAGCGATGTGGACAGCCCGCAGACCTTCGACCGGAGCCTTTGGCTTGCTTTCGGCCTTGGGAGCCTTTGGCTTGCTTTCGGCAACCTCAAAATGCTGGTTGGTGCTCAGCTTTTCGAGGAAATCCTCGTCATCGATCTCGACCGGCTGCCCGTCGAAAAAGGTATGACCGCGCATTTCGACTACGCGCTCATCACCCTTCGGGGCGTTGTAGGTAACCTTCGTCATCGCTGTCACCTCACTTCATGAAGCCAGTGAGGTACGCCGTCACGGTGCCAGCGGCAGCCGTAGCCGAGCCCGTGGCGAACTTCAGAGCGATGTCTGTGTCCGCCGTGAACTCGTAGTACAGGCCCGTCGATGCAAGCGTGGTGGTGGAGCCACCGGCCTGCCCGATGTTGGATGCCGCGACGAAGCGGTCATCGTCGCCAGCGTCACCGAGCGTTACCGAGACGGTAGGAGTACCGTTAGTGTCGATGTCGGTCAGGGCGAGATAAACGCCGGTCACGACAAAGCCCTTCGGAGCCTTCAGGAGCTGCACGGTGTTGCCCGTAGCAGCATCAGCCGCAACGAGCGCGAGAGGACCGCCGAGGGTCTTCATGGTTCGGGCAAAGCCCTGGTTACCCACTTGCGGCTGGGTATAAGCCACGCGATCAGCCATTGCCGATCTCCTTTGTCTGGTTGATTGATGAATCAGTGAATGGTAGGATCAGCCATGATCCAAACTGCTTCTCTTCCAAGCTCAGAAGAGCTTCACGCCCTCTTCCACTACGACCCGGAAACGGGTGCTTTGACGTGGAAGGAGAGACCGCCAACAACCCGCCAGAACAAATGTCACAATGCCCGAGACGCCGGAAAAGAAGTCGGCGCAACTGATAGCTGGGGACATCGGCAGGTTCGGGTTAATGGTCGCCTTCGTGCCGTTCACCGTGTCATCTGGAAGATGATGACGGGTGAAGACCCGAAAGAGCAGATCGACCACATAAATGGCGTCTATGACGACAATCGGTGGTGCAATCTTCGTGAAGCGTCTCAGTTTCAGAACGCTTGGAACCGGGCCACCAACAAGGACAGCGGGACCGGCCTCAAATGCATCCACCCTCTCCACACCAAGCGAGCCTCCTCAAAGAAGTGGCGCGTCAAGATGAGAGTGGATGGCAGGCAGAAACTGATAGGCGATTACGTCCACTTGGAAGATGCGATCGCGGCAAGAGATGCTTTCATGATCACCTGCCGCGATCCTGATTTCATCAGGCGTTAGCTACACCCGAAACGAAGCCGGTCACGACCCCCCAATCGACGAGCGTGCCGAGGGTTGCGCCAGCACCAGCAGAAAGCGGAGCCTTTGCAATCTTCGCCATGCCGTACTGTGCTTCGATGCCGAGACCGGTCACGAAGTCATAGTCGCCGTCTTCAAGCTGCGTCGGACGCGGCATCTGACCGAGGGCATAGGCGAGAGCGCCCTGACCGCAGAGGAATACCGGCTCGACGTCGATCGAGGCAGCACCGACACCCTTCAGGAGAAGGCGCTGGGTGATTTCCGGGATTTCCTTGTAGATGATCCCGTCGAACACCAGTTCGCCGCCCGTGAAGATCGGGTTCTTCTTCTCCGGGTTGTTCTCGCGGGAGCGGGCATCGCGGTTGGCTTGGTACATGACCGGGTCAGCCTTGAGATCGCGGAAGGCGCGAGAGCCGAGGAAGCAGACGTACCATTCCTGGTCCAGTTCCTCGATCATCCACGGGTTGATCTTCGGACGGCCATTGTAGACGCCGGGGTTATTCGGGTCGACGCCGGTCTGCTTGGCCTGGTCCTTGAGAAGGGAGCCCACAGCAGCCGTCATCTTGTCGTTGGTGGAGTCGACGTTGGCCACAGCGGTTGCGAAGGTCGTGGAGTAGTTCGAAATCTGCGACCCGAACACAACGCGGTCGTAGTTTGCGGTAGTCCACGAGTTCTTGTTGGCGGCAGAAGCGGCGGACCACTTGATGCCGTTGACGCGGTTGCCCGGTGCGGAGAAGCGGCCGGACTGGATCGAAGACGTCGGGATGGACAGAAGTGCATCCACGATGTCGTCACGCACGATGCGCTTGGACCAGCCGCGGAGAAGGCTTCGTGCCGTGGAACGAATGCTGAAGGACGATTCCTTGTTCACGGCGCGGTTGTTGGCAACAGCGTTACGTGCCCAATCTGCCCAGACCGGCATGCCGTAGCTGTCGATCTGCTCTTCATTGCCTCGCAGCGTGCCGGCGCCGACGCCATCGCCACTCAACTGAGTGACCAGAGGGACACGGATTTCCTTGCCGTCTGCTTCGAGATCGGACATGCGGACGATGACAGACGTGCTGTCAGAGCCCATGTAGGGATCGAACCGGGAAGACCGCAGGAAGTCATAGGCGACGTCGGTGCGGAATTTGATCAGTTCGTTGTTCGGATGGTTCTGCGTGAGTGCCATGTGGCTCGCTCCAGAGTGCTGCCGAGGCTGACCTTATCAGCGGCGGCGTGACGTGACGGATTCGAACATGGCCGCATCGCTCGTGTCGCCTTGAGGCGGTGCGTTACCACCGGCTGGCAGACGGGCGAGAGATGGCGGGATGCTCGTGACGGGCTGTTGTTGGCGATTTCCGGGGGCTGGTGTTGCGCCTGCTCGGGCACGTTCCACGGCTTGCGCCAGGAAGGTCGGATCCGATAGGCGTTTTTCGATTTCCGCGTTGAGCCATGCATCAGGGTCGCCTCCGACCTTGGAGAGCGTTTCCTGCTGCTTGTGCCACTTCACCAGGATGTCGAAGGGGTTGCCGCCGGCCATTAGCTGACGGTGCAGGTTCTGCTTCGACACGGGGTCGAGAGCCTCTGCTGCTGCCTTCGCTGCATCGACAGTCGCCTGAGTGTGGACAACTGCCGCTCTGGATTCCCAAAGCTCCTCGCGCAGCTCCTGAACGGTTTGCTGGACGGGGTTAAGCTGGCTTTGCAGGTAAGCATCCGGGTCCTCGAATATCGAGGCAGGCTTCTGCTCCTGCTGTGGCGTCTGCGGCGTTGGCTGGCGCTGGGCCATGACCATACCGCGGAGTTCCGCGAGTTCACGCCGGAGAGCCTCAGCTTCCTGCTGGGCTGCCTGACGCTTCTCGCGCTCTGCCTGAACAGCACCGACAGGAACGCCGCCTTTGTTGTCAGCGGGCGTTTCCTGCGGTTGCTGCACCGGTTCGACAAGCGTTTCGGCCCGAGCCGGTTCTGACGGCTTCTGGGAGAATCGTCCGCTTTCGTCGCGATGCTGATCAAGCTGAGGTGCTGGTGTTGGCTCGGGTTGAAGCTCCGGAGCGGGATTGCCCGAAGCGACGGAATCGAAAAGTTCACTGTCCGAAAGATCGGCCATTGTTGCATGTCTCCAATGTCGTGGGAGTGGTTCACGGAACGCCCTTTGAAGGTTGGCGACACCTCATGCGAAACGCCCGTCAAGTCGGCGGCACTCTGCTGATGAGACGGGATCAGCTCCCGAAATCGCCCTTTAGAAGGATGGCGACTCCTTTATTGCGGTGCGCGGGATAGCTGGTCCCGGTGCATCGTCAATCTCTCTTCTCGACCGAGCGCGGCTTCTCGCTGCTGATGCGCCATTTCGGCTGGCTTCAGCGCTGTCTCGACCTGTGTCCGCTGGGTCTCTGCGATCGTCTTGGCCGTGTTGGCATCCTTGTTGCGGATGTTGGCTATGGTCTCTTCGGCATCCAGCATTGTCGGACCGGGTGCTCCTGGTTGCAGCTGTGTCGCGGCTCTGGCATCTGCCATGGCCTTAATCGCCTGCGCTTCCTTGAGCTTGGCCGAGGCAACCGTCTCCTGAAGCTCTGCCTGTGCTCCGGCCTGCGCCAACGGGTTCGGCTGCGCTTGCTCTTCCAGAGCTTCCAGCATGCGCTTCTTCGTCTTGCCTGGGAGCGGCGAGGCCTCGATGATCAACTTCGGCGGTACCGGTTGGCCCTTCTCGCCCATCAGCGACAGTGTGTCGTAGATGTCTTGCTGCTGGTTGATCGTGTCCGGGCCTTCATCGATGATGACATCGACATCCAAAGCGCCGAGAGAGTTGATCAGCGCCGGCAGACCGGTGCGAGGATCGGTGCCGAGTTGGTTGATAGCGAGGAACTGAGCAACATCGTCGTCATCGGTGACACGGATCCAGCGCTCGGACGTCCAATGCATCCGGACTGCGCACCAGGCGCCGCGGTAAACACGCAGCTTCCAGTTCTTGAAGGCGATCAGGTACGGGCCAAGCTCGGCAATCCCTGCCTGCTGTTGGAACTGCATCGCTTTGCCGGAGAGACGATCTACGCCCTGCCCGATCAGAGCCGGGTTGAATCCGTAGTTCTCGATCTCGTTCTTGGCATCCTCGAGGAATGCAAGCTGGCCCTGTAGCTCTGCGCTCTTGGCTGCATCGTCGAACTGCGGAGGTGTCGTGCCTTCCGGGTAGGTGATGACACCATCCGGGCGAGCCGACTCCTTGCGGATGTTCTCGACATCAGCCCCAGTGTTTGACGGGATGATGATGCGACGGCTGTTGAGCTGATGCAGGCCCTTTGAGCGGCGTTGATTGATCTCGTCCTGGCTGGAACGCATGTTGCGCACAAAGCCGTAGCGGTCCCCGTCCTGATCCACTGCCGCGCTGTACATGATGTACTTGCAGAACGTGCGCTTTTTCTCGTCGACGAGGTAGCTCACGCCTTCGGCAAGCACCGTCATGCCGGTGTAGATGCACCAGCGCCACTCATTGCCGACCATGTACCAGTGATCGACGATGCGGAGCTGCTTTGTCGTGTCTGTCTGCAGGAACCATTTGCGGTCGCTATCGGGATCGCTCGTCAGTTCCGTGCCCGACTGAACGGAGGCGAGGATCTGTTCTTCCTTGTCCGGGAACAGAGCAATGGTGGCGTCCACGTCAGCCCACTTACCAACCCCCATGTACCGGGCATCGGAGAAATCAGGCTTCAGAGAGCGCGGATCATAGAAGAAGGATGACGGGTCGACCTCTTCAAAGCCGATCTCGACATCACCCATATCGCCTTGCTCGAGGATGATCTCGACACCGCCAAGGCCATCGATCGCGCCATTGAGACCAGCAGCGAGAGACTTTGCCGGCCAATGCTGCTCATCGCAGACGTAGCGCAGGACTGCCGTTGCAATGTCGGCGCCTTCCTCGTGCTTCGGAGTGCGAGGGAAGCCGCGTGGGTCCTGCCTCTGCCTCTCAAGCAGGCCAACCAGCGCGTTGATCTTGCGGCCGATGCGGTTGTACGTCACCACCGGCTGCTTGCGCTTGTTGAGAACCTTGATCTGATCGGCAGTGTACTGGACGCCGTGATAGTAGCGGCGGGAGTTCTGCTGCTCGCGGATCTCCTCCTGCTTGGTGTCGAGGTAGTTCAGGTATTCGCGCTTGCGCTTGTTATGGTCGACACCGGTAGGCGCATATGAGGTTTCGCTGGCGACAGCGTAGGCCGTTTGATTTGCCATCAGTAGCTCACCCAATCCCCTGCTGCGTCAGTGTCCCCACCAGCGCGATAATCATTCTTGCGTTTTGGCGTTTCCGGATCTTGCGGCTTCAGCGAGAACATCTTGTCCAAGAGCTGCCCAGCAAGGCCGAGAGCGTCGACCTGATCGTCATGGACACCAGCCGGGAATGTCAGTAGCTCTCGTTGAAATTCCGCGAGAAATGGTGCGTCTGCTGCCACATACAGGCCATCAAGAGCCATGCGGCCTCGGATCGACTGTGCTCTGACTGCCTTATCGCCTCTCGTCGGGAATGCCTCACGATGAACGAAGGCCTTTCGAGCACGTTGGCGAGCCGTAAGCTGCGGGCCAACGCCCGATTTGATCTGCCCGTTTTCCTCTGCCCAACCGATCGGCTTCCACTTCAGAACCAGATCGCAGAAGGTTTCTATCCAGACGTCCGACGAGGCTTGCCCTCGCCACATGTCCAGAAGGTAGATGCGGCCTTCCGGGTCGATCCCAACGATGACATGGACCGTGAAGTCGCCGCCGTTGCTCGTGACCGCGTAATCGGATGCCCCGTAAACGTTCAGGCTTTCCCGTGGCGGTAGGGTTGGAACTGTCCTGATCCACTCCCGCTTGAAGTAGTCGCCTTCTTCCGGCGCTGGCCGCTGCTGATAGAGCGCTGACCAAGTGCGCGGGTTGCGCTCGAATTGAGCCCAATGCTGAAGGTCGAACCATTCAGGCCAGAGATATTCTCCTGGCGCTCGGCCTAATGGGTCGTCGCTGCGTTCGGCTTTTGCCGGGAGGCAGATGACTTCCCAATCCTGCCCGTCCCTGCACCTGATAATGCCGCTTTCGCCTGCATAGTTCTCCGGCAGGATAGAACCGGCCAGATCACCCTCATGCCAGCGCGTTTGGATGAGGATGACCGATCCGCCAGGTACAAGGCGGGTTTTCAGATCGTCCTCGTATGCATCGAGCGTGCTCTTGCGAACTGCTTCCGAGTCTGCGTCTCGGCGCCCTTTGATCGGGTCGTCGATCACGACAAGGTTGGCACGGTTGCCAGTGATACCCGACAGGATGCCGCCTGACATGTATTCGCTACCGTTCTCCAGGTTCCATTCGTTGGCAGCACTGGCGTCTCGTGAGATCGCCGTATTGAACAGATTGCGGTATGCAGCCTGTCGAATGACAGAACGTGTCCTGCGTCCCATCTTGCGGGCGAGGTCATCACCATAGCTCGCGGCAATGACCCGGTAGCCTGGATATTTCCCCATCGCATAGCTCGGGACCACGACAGAGCCATATGTGGACTTGGCCGAGCCGGGAGGCATGAAGAGCATCAGCCGGCCGTAGCGCTTGGCGATGCATCGATCCGCTGCCTGCAGGATCAGCTTGTGATGATCTGCCAGCGTTGTCTCAACCGGCAAGAAGTCTTCGCCCTCTTCGTCTTCCTCGTTGACCGGAGCGCCGGGGACTTCGATGTATTTGGCGTATGCCTCTAGAGAGGTTCGCCCTTCCCTACGCCTTAGAAGCTCGTTTGCTGCCGACTGAGGCGATACGTGCAAGTTCATCGTCGCTCAAATCTCTGGCCTTGACGGTGTGGTTGTGCTCGATCGGGTTCTCGGGGTCGCCAACAAGCTGCGTCGTCTGCAGATCCGGGAGAACCTTGCGCAGCAGAGCGATGCCAGCAGTAACCTGCGTGCCGCTCATCTCGCGCTTGCCATCAACGTGCTCCAGCAAGGCGTTGAGAATGTTGCTGTTCTGGATTTTAACCCGATGGGTGTCCGACATGCGGAAGCCTGCGGTTCTGCCTCTAGCGGCCATGCGCTCCACTCCCTTTCAGGTTGGTGGAATTATTGAATGCGCGACAGGTACGCGCGAACAGACATCTCATCCAAGCCAGACTTGGCGGTCACGAAGGTTTGGGGATTGCAGCCGCCGTCAGGTTGAATAGCAGACGCGCTCAAGCTTTCTGCGGCCTTTTTCTTGCGCTTGGCTTCCGTCGATTTCCGCTGGAGGTTTTTCCTCCAGCCGACAAGACCATGAGGAAGTTTGAACCCATGTAGGCGCATATGATCAACAGCCTCGATCAGAACTAGATTGAGAGGCGTGTTGTTGTGGTGGTCCCCATCCACATGGTGGATATCGAACCCTTCACTAAACATGTCCCGAAGCCAGTCCTCGGAACGATCTGGATGTGCTGATAGCCACGCGCGATGATGCGCCTGCAGCTTCTTCACTGCCATGCCGCCTCCGATTTTGTCGAGGTTTCAACCTATTGTTGGTATAGAGCCGGGATCCAGCGTCACTTCGGGCGCTTCGATACATCCTGCTAGGTTGTAATGGTGGGCTGCTGTACCTACGAAACGACCGTGTAAAGCTGCCCGAGGCACGTGAGCGAGCCCCTGATTGCCTCTACTCGTGCTTCTGCGTCTTCAAGCGAGTATGCCCAGAGGCGAAGGGACCAGCATGCGCTGTCTGTCCTGTAATCGCAGAGGAATTCGAACATTGGCCGGCCGGATTGGTCGGTTCTGACGTGTTCAACGTCTGGAGCGGATCGCTTGTCTCGCTCTGCGTTGAAGTCGATGATCATCTACTAGCCACCCAGCAGTGTTTGCATATCTGCGGGGCTTGGCATGAGGTGAGGGAGAGAATTGCTAGGAGAAGCAATATGTTACGCGCCGCGGCGAGCATTGATGATGTCAACGTCTGCGTGCGTTAGGGTTTCATCGAGGACGAGGTGAAGACCCGAACTGTCCATCTTCGACATGAGATTAAACGGCCCAAGCGTCTCATCTGGACGGAGCGTGACCGTGCCGCCGGCTCGCTTGACCATCACGGCAAGAGCTTCAACCATGAGATCTGGGTTTTCGGTCAGATGGCTCAATTCAGCCTCACCACGGTTAGGTCATGCTCTCTTGCGTAGAAGAACACGTCGGAGCGGTTCTCTGCGAATATCTCCATCTCTCCGTCGCAGTCCATGAGGGCGAAGCCTTCTATGCCGTCGTAGGTTGCTTCTCGGAGATAGCAGTGTGAGATTCGAGAGGGGAGAATGCGTCTTCGTCGGGCATCTCGTTCCCTGAAATTGCGTCAGCGCCTGCGCTTCTGGTTTGCGAACACGAAATCTGGGAAGCGGTGCTCATCCTTGTCGTGGTCGCCGTTCCTCGTCAGAAACGATCCGATTTCCCTTTCGATGACAGCGCCGACACTGTCGCAAGACTCCCGAACCATGTGGCGAAGGCGGTAGACATCTACCCTGTACCATTCACCTCTGACATGAGCGCCTAGAGCCTTTAGCCGCCTGTGCAACTCTGTCTCGACCGCTGAGAGTTTGCTGCCATCAGCAATGAAAGCCGCGCCTTCCAGCCTGATTTCAGCCGGTGATGACACGATATAATCGTTGATGCGCTTGTGCAGTTGCTTGCTCTTCCCAACCTTGATGCAGTTGGAAGCGGCCTCCGAGACGGCATAGATTGCGAACCCGCCGTAAACCGTTTCTAGGTCCACTTTGCTAATTCTCTTGTCCATCGAATATTTGCGTCGGACGCGGTATTCGGTTATGGGTTTGATCATCATCTAGGCAATAGACCTTGCTTGGAATGAAGAAAGGCCGCTAGCGTTGGAACCGCTGCGGCCTTTCGTTTAACGTTGCTACACCTCTTCTGGGCGCAACTCTAATCCTGTAATATACCAACTACATGATTTGCCCTTCTCACGCAACTCCTTTGCTTTGATGAGGGCGTTCAATCCACGCTTAAGCCACAGAAGTTGTTGGGGTCCCATGCCGCGAAGGTGGTCGTAATCCATAACGCACAGATTATGAACGATCGCCTTGACCTGTGGGCCGTCTACGCAACGAAGCAGAATGCCGGTCACTTCCATCATGCGATTGCTCGCGTCTCTGGCGCGCTTGGCGAGGCTTTCGGTCACTTCCCCGTCATGGCCCTTGACCGAGAACAGCGATTGAGCGCGGGCACTAGGCGCCGGGATGCCGACCGTCCGGTGATAACGGGCTATGATCTCGGCGTACTCGTCACCGGCCTTGCGCTGCTCTTCGCTGACTGAGCCGTCAAGGAACATGCGACCGAGCGTGTAGCCAGCCAGGGCGTTGTTCTCCG